TATTATACTTTAAAGGTTCAAAAAAGTCAAGATATTTTTTTGAACCTTTAAAGTTTTTTTTTTAAAAGGGCAGGATTTTTCCTGCCCTTTTATTCTTCCTTTTCTTTATCTTCGTCTTTTAACTGTTCTAATGCTTTCTTTAACTTTTTAGGAATAGGTACTCCTGCTTTAGCAGCATTTTCTATAATACTTAATAATTCAGTTGCACAATAAAATATTCCAACTAAATTTCTAAAACCAATATCTGGAACTAATCTGTGCATTAAAGATGCTCCACATAATAAAGCTAAAATCCATAACTTCTTTTCTATTCCTTTATATGCTCTTTTTGAATTTAGATTCTTTAACTTATATCCAGCATATACTCCTGATGCATAATCAATTAACATTAGCCCCATTAAAACCTTTGCTAAAGTATCAAATCCACCAATAAGCCAAATTAAAAAAGCAATAAAATATGCCCACATTTTTACTATAAATGCTCCAACTTTTATCATGAATGCCCCCACTATACCAACCCCTAATTACAATTTAAGTATCTTTTTCCAATGACCATAATAAGATATAGCTTCATCTGTTTTATCTATTACTGCCTTATCTTTATAGCCTTCATTATTTTTTTTCTTTTTCCAGGAAGTTTCTCCAAATAGCCTTACAGCTCTATACATGGCCTTTCTTTTTAAAAATCCCACATTCAATTCTCTCATAATATGTAGGAAAATTTTATCAGCTAAAGTTCTATTTATTCCTGTTGTATTGTGTTCACTGTAAAGGAAATCATGAATAACAGCAGCTGGAGTGTATTTTCCAAATGGAGGGAATATAGTCCAAAATGAACGAGGAACAGAAGCTAAATCTGTAATAAAGCCTTTGGGTACAGTAATCCTGTACCCATTAACTTCATAAATATAATCCTGGAATAACTCATGTCTTTTTCCATCATAAAGTGGATGTGTCACTAGTTTTGTTATTTCCATTATCTTTCCCCTCTTTTAATTTTTTAAAAATTGGTTGTAGTTCTTTTACTACTGCTTCTATTGTATTTTCATTAATAAAAATTCTTACATGAGGTGGTAATTTAGAAACAAATTCCTGAACTGCTTTCTTTTTAAGTGCTCCAAGACCTTTCCCTTGTATAGTTAATTCTTGTTTCATTACCTCATTTCTTATTTCATTTGTTGCTTCTTCCTTTCCTTTATATCTCCAAGATAATATAAAATAAGTAGCCACTGAAAATGCGTATCCTAAAACTTGCCATATTAATTTTTTATCCATAACTAAAAACCTCCTAAATTTTTATACTATTTATAAAATCAACTATAAAATGTGCCATTTTTCTTACATCTTTAAATTTACTTGCTTCTTCGTTAGTTCCGAAGAAGGGTTCAACCAAAACATAAGTACAATTTGTATTGCATATTCCATAACCTCCTCTCGTTTTGGAATCAGTAATGAGGATTATCCCCTCTGTTTCTACTGTCTTTTCTATCATTATTTCCTTACCATTTTTATCTATTTTCTTTTCTTTTAATTTGTTCCATTCTTTTCTTATATTACTTCCATACTCAGTTTTTAATTTTTTCATAAAAAGTTCAGCATATTTTTTAGCTTGTTCATTCTTAAAATAAACTAAACTTTCACATCCATTTGCTTGTTGAGAAGCAGCATTAAAATGTAATTCTAAAGCTAATTCATAATTATGCTTATTAATTTCAACAACAACAGGTTTCATTTCTTGGATGTAATTTTGTTCAGGTTTTCTTGAGTAAATATCAATATTATCATCTAAGTTATTTATCTCATCACAGACATCTCTCCAGTATTCATATTCAGATAAATTTAAATATTTACTGTATGCTCCTTTTCCTCTTGGATTATGTCCTATTACTAATGCAAATTTTTTCATATTTCTACCTCTTTCTTTTTTTATTCCCATTTTATTTTTTCTAAATCTTCAACTGTCTTAGCTTTTTCAATTTCTAATGTTATCTTTGTATATTTATTTTGACCAGTTATGAATTTTAATATCCATTTTAGATATAGTAGATTTGTATCTCCTAAAGTTATATCTATTACAGAGTTGTCTTGAAGTCTCCATTTTGTGTTTAAAGTTTTTAAGAAATCTTTTAATTTTCCTGCTTTCATTGCATTTTTTAAATTTTCTTCCATTTCAGGAGTAATGGTAATTTCTAAGTCATGTAAAGCTTCTTTTAAAATTTCTATATCTGTTGTTTCACTAGCAATATCTAATGCCATTCTTACTCTAATGAAATTTATTTCATCATAATCTCTCATTTGAAATATGTTTCCTTTATATTCATAACTTCCAAATATTTTTTCTATTAAGATATCTTGAAATTTATGTCTAAAGGTTCTTTTTACTTCTTTCATATCAATATCCCAATGATGTGTTGAACTATTCCAAGTGTGATAAGAACTTGGTTGTGGAATAGATTTTAATTTTTTATTTTCTATATATTCTCCTGGAGCAAGTGAAATTTCTATGTCCTCTTCTATAAGTTCATTTCTAGTCATTTCTCTTATAGTATTAGTTATGCTATCATAAGTTGGATGCTTAAAAACTTCATTACTTTCAACAACTATATAATCATCTTTGTTTAATTCAGGATAATCTAAAAATAAATTATTTCCCATAAACTCTTTTACTTCCTTAGCTGTTAAATTTACAGAAAATTTTACTTTTGCTATTTTTTCTTTTGTATATATGTAGAACATAATTTTCTCCTTTCAATTTTGAATAGATTTGAAAATCTCCATACTTTTTTGCTAAAAAATACCTAATTTTTTCCTTGCTACTATAAGAGTATTTCTTATTTCTGTAGCACTTGTTTTTTGTATATAATGTTTACTTGTAACTCCACTACTGCTATGATTTGCATAACTAGAAGCAAGTCCTAATCCAGCTAAATTATTAATAAGATTTATGGCTGTTTTTCTTAATGTATGTGGATATAAATCTTCTATCCCTAGTATCTTCCCTAGCTTTTTTATTCTTTGCCTAATTGCTCCTTGTGTCATCTGTCTATATTCTTTCCTATACCTTGTAATAAATAGCCATTCAGATGTAATTCCTTTTTCTTCTCTTTCTTTTAACCATAATTTAAGTAATTCTTTACACTTTTGAAAAAAGAAAGCATTTACTATATAACCTTCTTTTTCTTTAACATCTGTAAAGTATCCATTTTCCAAGTCTAATTGCTCTAATTTTAAGTTTTGAATTGCTGATATCCTACAGGCACTATCTAAGAATAGTTCCCATAAAATTCTATCTTGTAAATCATATTTTTTAGTTTCAACCTGCATATATAAACGAACAGTAAGTATTTGCTCTGTTGTTAAAAAATAGCTATTCCTTATCTTATCTCTTTCTGTAAATCTTAACCTATCCAATTTCTCTGAAAATGGATGATATTTGATTTTATTTCTTCTAACACACCAGGCATAGAATGTTGATATTGCAGTGGTCTTATTCATTAAAGTTCTTTTACTATTTCCTAAGTTCCTACAATAATTTCTATAATTTTCTATTATGCCAGGCATTTCTAATAAAGTGTCTTTACTTAATAAAAGCCTGTTTTTATAGGACTTTTGAAACCACACTAGAAATAACTTAAAATTATTACAATATGTTTTATAAGTTGTTTCCCAAGTTTCCCAATTACTACTTTTACAACTATTTAAATACTCCAAATAAATTTCCACATTTTCTTTTTTTAGATTTTCTAAAATCATTAATTGCATAATTAAACCTCCTATTTTTGATAAGTTAATTATACAATTCTTAAAATAATGGAAAATCTAATCAAATTCGATAATTTCAATTCTCATAATCAAGGTTGGTTCCAAATAGCCAGTAGGCTAATTGTTTATGGATCTTTTGAATACACATATGGAATTAATTCATTACAAAATTTTACATTGTCCTTACCAATCCCAAATTGGCAGAATGCTAATGTTATAACTTCATCATTGGATACAACAACAAATAATATATTGAGTTCTATGCAAGCAAGATTAACATCAGCAACAACTTTAACTGTAAAAGCATCAAACTCTTTTGGTGGGAAAGGTTTAGTTTCTTATCTGATAATTGCTAGGATCTAAATATATCCAATTACCATTAAGCTAAAACCACTAGCAAAATTAGACATAGTAACTTGTGTTGTATTAGCCCAATCTAAGATAGGATTTGCTGGTTCAGCTGTTCCACCATTATTGTCTACAATTGTTGCAAATGGAATATCTGCAAAGGTTTCATCAAAATATATTGTTACTTTGTTATTTATACTGGGTTTAGCACTAATATCAACAAAATAGGTCATTATACAAAGTCTATCTAATTTTATTTTTCTTAAAGTTGCTGATTTACAATTTGTAACTCTATTTGTTGCGTCTTTTACTTCATATTTAAATAAATTTTCCACAGTGGAAAATTTGTATAAAATTGAATATAAAACTGATTATGATGTTTTAACAATTTTAAATAGAAAAATTGTTATAGGTTCTTTAGAAACTAAAGGAGCTACTGCTTCAAAAACATTAATAGCTAATGGTTTTAGTTTCAAAAATTCTATAGTTATGGCTACTGCTAAAAAAGATAATTGTTCTGTTGCAGTTATACATAGTGGAGATAATTTAGACTTTTCTACTCTAGATGCAACTAGTGGAAATGTCCAAAATGGTATTTGTAAAGTTGATTTCTTTATACTCTTAAGGAATTAAAATTTTTAAATAGTTCCTATTATAGTTAGTTCTATAGACTGGTTTCCTGCAGCATATAATCTAACTTGTTTAGTTGCTACTATTTTAGAATAATAATCATGAACTACCTGTCTCATAAGATGTTCAGCATTTTGTCCTTCAGTGATATATCCAGTTAGAAATATACTAAATATATTTTTAAAGTCACTCTCAATTTTTACAGTTCTAACCCCTGCTATATTAGGGGTACAGTTTATGGTTTCTATACAAATATTACCTATTGTAAATATTTTATTATTTTTAACTTTA